ATCATCAGGAAGCGCAGGGGCAGCAGCACTCGAAGGCCCCTTCGCGCCAAAACCTGCGGCGCCGCGAGCTGGTGTTGCGAAACCAATATCGCCCGAAGCGCCGAAAGCCGGGCGTCCGGTCAAAACGCGCCCTACCAAGCCACCAATCCCGGTAACGTCCGCGCCACTCAGGACGCGCAAGGCGCGCTCAGTCCGGTTCGCAGGCGTAGCGACAGCTCCTGTTTGCGCGGCCTGTTCTGCCACACCAAGTCCCGCCTCGGCCAAAAATGCCGGCGGCGCAATAGCTCGCGCGCCGCGACCAAGCAAACGACCAATACGGGCGGCGCGCGAAGCGGGCGGACGATTTGCTTCACTGAAGTCAAAAGTCCTCGGTGCGGTAGGCAATACCGAAGATTGTGTGATCCGAAACTGCGGCCGATTCGGTGCGCCGGATGACGCGCGTAGATACTCGTCAATGTCGAATGCAGTAGCCATGTTATGCTGTCTCCTCGGCAGTTTGCACTGCGAGCGTATTAAGTGATCCTACCATCGCCGTGATGAGCGAGAAAAATTCTTGTGACCCGAACTTCGCCGCCTCCTGCGAAAATAGCAATCCGCCGAGGAGCGCTTGGAGTCGGGCCTTCGCAGTTTCCACGTGTAATTGCCCGACCTGAATGTTCTGCTGCGACGTAGCCTCGAGCACCTTCTGCTGGAGATTCGCGCGAGCAATCACTCCGTCGGTCGAGATCTTGAAGACCTCATTCCGAATGCGATCCAGTTCCGCACCGTAGCGGCCCTGCTCCACCAGCCGGCGCAGATCTACCTCGTAGGCTGCGATCTTGCCCTTGAACAGCTCGACAGCCGCGCCCGCGCGAGCAATATCAATCTGTGCCCGAACCAGTTGAACATCCGACTTGATCTTCGCTGTTTCCGCGCGGAGTTTGTAGCGCGCGAGCAGCGCGTTATATAACACGATACCCAGCTCCGTAGTCGCCTTCGCCACGTTGAGCGCGCGCTCCTGGATTGAGTTATGGAACCCGATGAGAACCGTCTCGAGCTGTCGGACCTCTTGAATCGTAAACTGCCGGTTCTCCACGAAGCGTTTCGCCGAATCGACGAAGATCTCGCGAGAGACCGAGGACATCTTGTTTTGGAACTCTTGATACGACCGATCGATCTGGATTGAAAGTTCGCCTGGCGGGAGCGGGAAACCCCGCGCAGCCATCGCCCGACCGGCCTCGTCGATCCGCGTCATAGCCGCGGTAGTCTCACGATCGCGGGCACGTTGGAAGAGCGCGGCCTCGTCCGCCGTGTCGATCCCGTATCCGCCATTTACGAGGTCGGCAAGGAGCTTCGCCTTCAGCGGATCGAGCAACGTCGATTGGTAGGCAGCTTCGAAAAACGTGAAAATGTTCGTCGGGGCCAGTAAATCGTCTATGGGTAGCGGGATCTCCGCAGGTACGAATAGATTGATCGTCGGAGCTTCGGGCGGGCCACCGAGAGGGAAATTCACTACGTTGGGGCCGCCTTGCGGGGGAAGCGGCATATCGACGACCGGGACGCTCTGGTAGTCGTATGAGGTGGGTAACGTGCCCGCAACGGACTCTCCAGTGGCCGACGCGGCATTGGCAACAGAAACCAGCTCTGAAAGAAAGCCTTCCGCCGTAGACAGCGTCGAATCAATGTTCGCCTGCGCGTCTACGATGAGTTCGGCAACAGTAGCCATAGTTGTAAAGCCCCCTTTGGGCTAAAGCACTATAATATTGTGACGTCTATTATACGCGACATTTTAGTGCGCGGGAACCTGCTATGCTTTGCCGACGAAACCTAGCACATCATCTTGGAAATCAATGCCTGCGAAGCCGCCAAGAGTGACAGGCGTCGCGAACTCCAGCAAATACATGCCGTTACCGGTCTGATCGGGGGGCGTCAATTTCGGGTCGCTGGTCAGCAGATTCCCGTGTTGTGCGGTAACGGGAGAACTGAGCGTCAAGTCCCCGGGCTCCGGCGGGCTCGCAGCACTCCCAAGTAGGAATGCCGACAGCGCCGTAGCCGGCATTACACCGCCTTGGCTCGCTTCGGATGGGACCGTGATCGTCACTTCGATCGGGCCCACGGACAAGTGCGCGGACGCCGCCGGCGTGAAGGTCGTCAGCGGATCGGATGTCGTGTCAATCGTCCCGCCGACGTCAACGGCGGTCGACGCCGGGCCCTCCCAGTTCGTGTAGTTCGTGAAGAATGTGCCCGCAGGATACACCCCCGTGCCTATATCGGCGATTTTTTCATGCTTCACAGTTATCCGCGCGTGGTGCCTTCCGGCGCTGGAAATGCTCTCCTGAAAATTATCGCCGGTAAAGAAAGTGTTATGCCGTACTACATTCAGCCCGGCCTCCCGCTCCACGAGGAAGGGCACGAACACCGTACGGGCGGAGAAGATTTCTGTTCCGATGTGCCGCTCGTTGTATACGAGCGCCTTCGTCTCGGTGCGCCGCTCTCGCACAGGACCGAAGTCCACATGCAATGTTCCGCCGAAAATCGGATCTTCGATATCATACTCACAGTCTGGATGCAACTGATACAGCGTGTCGGTTTCGGTGACTGTGATGATCGGGGCGCCCTCAACCGTGGTCCATCGGTCGATGGTCTTCGTGCTGCGTTCGAAAATGCCGGAAAACTTGGGCGACTGAAACCCGCACGACAGAATAAGATACGAGCTAGTTGTAGTAGTCGAGCCGCCGTACGACACGCGCCCATTATGAATGAAGAAGCCCTCATCTGGCGGGCCGGGCGCGTCCTGACCATCATTTCCGAGTTCTTGGCCCGCAGTTACTCCGAAGGACTCGCCGAGAGGGCCTTGGCACACCGGGCCGTCGTGTGCAGCAGTTATGAGCCGGCAATGCGGATTCCCGCCCCCGAAGTGTTTACGAAACCCCGTCGTACAAGCATGAGGCCCACCAGGATCAGTAGCTTTGAAAAGGCGCCACCGCGTCAGGACCTCTTCCTCGCCGTCGTAATACACGTGGATCGGCGCATTCTGCGATGAAAACGTGCTCGCCGCCATCTCGGCGTCTGTGAGCCCGTTCACCTTCTCCCAGGTGTTGTTGTCCTGCGGTAGCCACACGCCGCTGAAGTCCGGGAACTGCGCTACTTGACTCAATTCGGGATTGCTATACACCGCTACCGGGTTCCCGTCCGTCCCGAGCGAGAAGTCAAACCGGAACCGCGAGCATAGCCACCTCCGCGATGCGCCCGCACCGGTTTCACTCTGCACTACGTTCTGAGCCACGACCCCAGACGCACTGAATGCCCAGCCGCAGTCGACATGCCACGGCGTTCCGTTCGAGAACGCCGCCGTTATCGTCCCCGCCTCCACCAGCCGCAGGACCCCTGGCTTCCCGTTGTCAAACGCCCAGTTGAGCGAGAGCGTTTCCGCGAACGGCGCGAAACTTGGCTGCTCCGCTATCTCCTCCGCAGTCGGGATATACTTCGCGATACTCCACGAGTCACAGCATCTTCCGGTGTTGCTCACCGGAGCCGCGAACACTCCGCTGGCGGAGATCTCTATGAACCAGTGCTTTATGCCGAGTTTCAGAATCCCGTGTGTCTTAGCATGTGAATACGAGAACGGGGCTTCTAACCCCCGCACATGATAACACCCGACAGCGAGGCGCATGAGGCCAGAGAACTTCCCCGCATTTGTGTTTGTAGTCGGATCGCCCCGGAGCTGCGACGGGACTACATAGTCTTTCGTCCGCACGGCGGGATCGGGTTCGGGCCGCGGCGTTCCGGTGATGGGGTCGATCTCCTCCACTACGCCGTCATTATATAGCGCAAAATATTCGTCCGCGAGCGTACGCGTAAGGAGGAAACCTCTCCTGTCCTGACAGCCGAGGGAGGTAATTGTGATAAAGCGCTCCTCGCCGATGATGCGGATTTCGATCCGCGCGAGGGTAGGGAGATCGAGCCGGCGAGACAAGTCGTGAAGCCCAATCTTGCGCGAGTGGAAGATTAGATTCTTTAAATGCCGCCGCGCAAAAGGCAGCACCGAAGCACAGACCTTCACGTCACCCACAAACTTTATGTGCGCTCGCTCAGGAACCTGTTGCAAGCGCCGATGCACTACATCACCCGGCGGCGGAGACCTGTCGGGTAGGCGAGCACATTCTCGAGCGTGAAGTCTGCACCATCCTCGCCCTCCACCTCATACTGCCAGTAGCGAGCCTTTGGACCCTTGCCGATCGGCACCCGGCGCTGCTGCATACCATCGACATGATTGTGCGTGAGCCGATACGTGCGCGTGCCAGTCGCGTCGACGATCGTGCGGAACAATACATCGCCGTCGAACTCGCCGCCGACGTAGAGCCGCGGGACACGCTTCAGATGGGCCTCGCCGTAGTCCGCCTTGCCCGTACGCGCTCGGCCAGTGATCGGCAGCGTATCATCGACGGCTTGTGTGCCCAGGACCACCACGCCCGCGGGAGAAACGCCGAGCACGAGGCCGTTGAAGAGCGCGTAGGACGTGAATTGGAAGTTGTATTCCGTGAGGGCGTTCCGGCGAGTATTGAGCGCCCACGTTCTGAAAGTCGCAACGAGCGCGGGTGACAGCTCTGCAAAGAGTTGCGCCGCCGGCAGGTTAAAAACTGCCGAAAAGGTCGCCTCTGACAGGATAAAGCCTGACAGTGTGAGCACAGGCAGATTCGGGGTTGCCGAAAAAACCTGCCCTGCGGCCGCTTGCGCCGAGAGTCGGATAACCGGTAGGAGAAAGTCCGCGCTGAGTATGACTTCCGAAAGAAGTGTAGCCGGCACAGACACGACAGGCAGTGAGAATTCTGTCGAAAATCTATGCCCGGTCAGCATCACGCCAGCGAACTCCGCTGACGGCAGAGTAAAGCTGGCCGTCATGCCCGTAGACAGGGTCGCCGATACCGTGAGCACCGGCAGACTAAACTCCGCCCCGGTCCCTACAAAATTACCTACGGCCGACAACGTAACTGCCGGCAGGCTTGGAACGGTTACGAAATCAGCCATCTTCCGCTTTCAAGTAACAACGCCGTCCCGACCAGCTACAACTGGCGGAGACGGCGCTTGCACTCCCTATTACGCGTTCGCCGGTTCGAGCGGCGAGAAGGTGCTGACGGTGTGCGTCGCGCTCAAAGCCAGCGTAGTACTCGAGGCGTTCATATCCCCGCCAGAGGTGGCGATGTTGCCATCCAGGCGGGTAAACGCGCCGGCGGAGTCCGCCGAGTCGTCGTCCGCGATCGGCCCACGAAGCCGGAACCAGCCCGCCACGCCGTCGAGAAGACCCACGCCGGACCAAGTCTGTCCGGTGCGCTTCGTGAGCAGTCCGGCCAGCACATCGTCGAAGTTCAGTCCGTTGCTCGAGCTAACGCCCGCTACGGCGCTGCCGATATTCACGTCCGCCCCGGCGATATCACCGCCGGACTCGGTAGTCGTTACGACCATGCCATTGATCGCGGTGCCGTAACCCAACTTGGCCTTCAGCGTCACGACGTTGGTCGCGGCGCTCGCGGTCACGATCTTGTGCCCATGGAACTTGTTGATTTGCGCGGCAATCAGCGCCGCGGTATTATCGTTCGACACCGCCCAAGTAACGGTCGCGCCGAGGATCTGGACGCCACCAAGGGTGATGCCGGTGATCGTGCCGGAAGTGCCAGTAATCGTGATCGTGCCCGTCGCCTGCACTTCAGCGCTATGCGCGCCGGAGCCGTCGGTGATCGTCACGAGCAAATTGCCTGCCGGCACGTCATCTGCGGCAGCCGGCTGCGCGCCGGAGTAAACGCTGAGTTTTCCGCCTTGGAAAGCGCTGCGGAAGGAACCGTTTTGCTGGAGGTGGTTCCGAAGTCCTGTAGATTGCCGAATCGTCATTTGAAACTCCTGTTAGATATGTGAGATTACGCTGCTACGTTGCCCGCAACTTCTGCACCATGCAGTGTTGTCAGGTACTGCGACATGCCGCGGTGGCGTCGCACGATACCTGCGCCACGTTCTTGAATAGGGTATGAAAATTTACCTTCTGTGAAGTTGCTCATCTGCCCACCGTTTCCACCAACGCAGAGGCCCTGGGTCGTAGCGAAGTAAACCGCCGGGCCCTTCCCACTGCCGTCGCCAATCGAGGAGATGCCGTCCACATAGGCCGTGCCGGGGATGACACCATAGGGCGCCTTCGCCATGAATTGCCACTTCTCGGGCTCCGCGTTCGGGAGCCATACCACTTGGCTCCGTGTGCCAAGCCACGTGCCGTCCTCGAGCGGCTTAACCATCGTGATTGCGTCGAGGAAGGGCCATGCCTTCCGAGGATCGAACAACTCCGGCGCATAGGGTTCCGAGCAGTAGAGCCGGGACCCGGCTGCTACCAGCATACGCCCATTTGCGTAGGCGCTAAGGTCAATAGTGCCTAACATATTAGGCGAAACCAGGAACTGCGTCGCGAGCGCCACGGAGCCTGGGCGCGCTTCGCGCACTGCGAATGTCGTCTCGGCGTTGTCCAGTACCGCGTAGCGAAACAATGTCTCTCCATCGCGGTCGGACACATAGACGGCCTTCATCGTCACGTCGGGGTCTGTCGAGACAGGGAGCGTCAGTTCGAAGCCGCCCTCGGCGGAAAGCTCCATTAAAGCCGCACGCGGGGCCCCGGACTCTTGCCCGTCGCCGCGCAGATATGTCATAGTATACTGGTAGCGCCCGGCACGGAGCGCACCGCCGACCAGGGCCGCAGGGCCCAGGGCAGGCGGCGTAAGTCCCCAGCTCCGGTGCGCACCGTTCTCCACCACGCCGGACTCGACGCCGTTGGCGTAGTAGATCCGCGTGCCGAGCGCTGCATACGTCAGTGCGCGGGCGGGGGTCAAGCCAGTCCGTAGAGTGATCGTGCTCCAATCGGGCATGATCTGCTTCAGCGCGTCGCCACCGACGCCCAAGCATACTCCGCCGGCGGCGAAAAGGTCGCGATCGACCCCGGCCACGACTACTGCGGAGTGGCCCTTACGGCGCAGGAGGAAACCCTTGTCGTCGATATCCACGTTGAGCCCGACCTCGAGGTCGCCCAGGTCGAAGCCCGCGGCGCCCACATTGTTGCGGAGGCCCGTAAAGTCGCGATGCTCGCGCAGTTCTTCGTCAACGGACTTCATCGGATCATCGCTGTGGTAGACGCGAATTGGAAGCGCGCTTCCGCGCCCTCCGCGCGTATCATCTCTTGCCGGGCTTCGCGGATCGTCGCTTCCACTTGGGCCAGCAGGTTCCGCCCTTCAGTCTTCGCCGAGGCGTCGACATTGGGGTGCGTCAGACACTTACCCGCCGCGTACATGCAGAGCACTTCCTGATGCCACTCCTCCGGCACCTCGGGGCTCGCGTCCGGCTTGTCGAGCGTGAGCGGGCATACCGGCATCCGCACGACCTTGAGTATCACACGGAGACCGGTCTGGTCGGCGGATGGGGCCGGCACGACTCGCATCGTCCGCGTCGACGCGTCCGTGGATATCGCAAGGGGCACACCGGGCGTGAATAACTCCGCACGGTTGATGTCCCAATAGTCCATATCCGTCGGCCGGGGCCGCAGCAACTGCTCGTCGGTCCAGTGCGAGAGCGGCACATCCCCGTCCTCGGGTGTTGCAATGCGGACGCGCAAGATACTCGGATGGAGCTTGTAGAGCGACTTCCCCTCAGCAAGGACCACTACGCCGGCGGCAAGGTGCCCGATATCCTGGATCACCCAAGCGCGCCGGCACAAGCGGCGCTCTGCCTCATTGAAATAGCGAACGAGGGTCGCATCTAACCACAGCTCATCAGCCTCACCGTCCAAGAGGTCAGTGCGATCGTCGAGGTATTCCTTCGCCGTGTAGGCGAGCATGTCCGAGAGTTTCACAGGAACCTTATGCTGTCGTGACGACGCGCTTCCCTTCGGCGGCCATCTTTGCCTTGAACGCGTCGTATTCTTCCTGCGTCGCCGGCGAAGCCTGGTAAGGATAACGGTGCGCGGGCTGTGTGATAAGCCCGCCCTCGGCCTGGAGCACGACTTCTGTCACGGCGTTGTTCAACACATCCGCCACGACCGAATGCACGACCACAGGCTCACCGCGCCGGATACGCCACACGAACCCGTTCGCGCCCACAGGGACATACGACAGGTCCTGCTTCGAGGTGCCCTTAAAGATTGTCAACTTGACATACTTCTTCGGGAACCCGAGGTTGTCAAGGTCCTGCACTTCGGCTTCGGGGAGGGAGGCTTCCGCATCTTCGCGGAGCTCGGCTTCGCGCCTCGCCACGGCTTCCGCCGTATACTTGGCGAGGAGCGCCTGCTCGTCGATTTGGGAGGCCGCGGCCGCTTCGGCTTGTGCGCGGATGCGCGCTTCGACGTCGGCAGGGATGCTGAATGCTGTATTGCTTTTCTGTGCCTGGGTTTCCATTTTAGATGTGTTTTCCAGTTAAACTGCGGTTGAGGGAAATGTTACTTCTTGCTCGCGGCCTCCGAGAAGGCCGTGTCGTACTCTCCTTCGGGTAGCTGCTCAAGACTGTTCTGCACGAGCTTCAGGACTTCCTTGACCGACTTCGCGGCGAACTTCTTCGTCCTGTCGCCCATATACATGGACGGCATCGATCCATTGCCGCGCATCTTTTTTTCGTCCGCGTGCTTCTTGGCAATCGCGGCCATGTCCGGCACCTCGACGGAGTAGCCGTTCTCGAGAGTTTCGACTGACACGCGATACGTGCCGGTATGCGCCATAGCTGCTCCTAAATACTCACGGGGCCGTCACAGACGCGTGCGACTGCGAGCGGCCCCGTGTTTTGCCGCGGTTACTAGCCCAGAATTTCCCAGGCGACCGTATCGTTATCGGTGAAGGTGCCGCTGGCCGTAACGGTCACGACACCGGTCGTTTCGTTCACGACCACCATGTCATCCGTTTCCAGCGTGCGAGTACCTGCTGCGGCGGTATCGACGGTATCGCCTTGGTTCATACCTTTGAACCATTCCTGCATGACCCGAGTCGTCACGTTGACGACTTTCGCGTAGTTCGGGATGAAGCCCGGGGTGATGGTCAGGACGCCAGCCGCGAGGCTCGCGCCCGAGCTGCCTTGCCCCAAGGTGCCATTCGGCACCGAGATACTGGCCGGGCTGCCCGCGCCGGTCGAATCGTTGACATCCGTCGCGGCGGTGTAGGTGCCGCTGAGGGAGCCGAAATGACGCTGGACAACGTCAGAGCCCTTGAAGTAACGAAGTGTGGAAGCCATGTGCTGTTCTCTCTATGAAAAAGGGTTGATCGGGCAGGGGAGGATCACTCCCCCGCTACCGATTAGTTCGTCGCCGCGACTTCCAGCCGGACCAGCCACAGATCGTTCAAGATCACGCTGGCTTGCCAGGTCTTCCAACCGATCGTCCCGCGTTGGTTCAGCGGGTCGCTCGAGCCGGAGCTGCCGGGGTTGTGCGCGATGATGGACGCCGCGCTCTTGCCCTTCAGCGGCACGATGCCGTAAGCATCTTGCGCGAAGATGATGACCGGGTAGACGTCGGCGAGGGTGCCGCCGATCATCGCGCCCTTGGCGCCACCAGCTTCGAGGAACGGCGTGAAGAGGGTCGAGCGCACGTAGCGCACGTCTTCCACAGCGCCAATTTCATTCGCCCAACCAGGCATGGTCCCGTAGTTCTTGGGGTCCGTGAAGCCGGGGATGTTGCGAATGTCGTTCTCGACGTCGGTGTGGCAGATACCCACGAACGCGGCCTGGATGGACTCCTTGTTGAAGCGAGTGTCCGAGGACACGATCGACTTGAGGTGCTTCGCGCGCTGGCGCTTGAGCGCCCGCGTGGCCTTGCGCTGGAGGGCCAGCGTGATTGGCGTATTGACGTCCGTGCGGGCAGTGCCGTTCGCGAAGAACACATTCGTACCGGCCTTCACGACGTTCCAGCGGAGCGTCTCGATGGTCTCGGTCGCTTGCTGCGTGAGCAGCGCGGTGTTTTCCTTCAGGACCGGGTCCTCGTGCGTATCTTCGATGACGTCGGTGTACGGGATGAAGTCGCCGTACTGTTCGATCGACACTTCGTAGTCCGTGAAGGTCGGCTTCGTGCCGGCCGGGGTCACGCCTTCGACCAACGGGGTCGTGGCGAGCGGCAGCACTTCGTAGCGCCGGAACTTGGCAGTCTTGGTCGACTTCGTCGGCAGGACGTAGGTTTGGCCGAACTTCTCGAGGATCATGTCCTCGTGGCCGCGCTTCAGCAAGTCCACTACCGCGTAAGCGGCGGTGCGGGGAGAAATATCTCCGTAGGTAAGGGGGGATGCGACGGGCATGTTATATCCTCAGATGTGGTTGAGAGTTTGTGCTTTGCTTCTTGCGGTCACATCTTTGGCGACCAGCGGGCAATGCTGTGAAAAGGGGTTATGCTGCTTTCCGCTCCTGTGCTTCAGTTTGTTCCAACTGTTTCAGCCAGTAGTTGCAATCCTGAATCGCGCCAACCAGAGCGTTGCCGTTAGCTTGAACCTGTTCCAAGCTCTTCTGCAATTCAGCAATGCGTTTTTCGAGCTGCGCTTTGTTCATTTGCTCAACTCTTCGGCTTATGCTTTCGCAGCATAGAGCGGAAGGTAACGAACCGTCGATCCGACCAACACCTTGATCCAGCCGGCGTTCGCCGTACCAGAGATGTCGTTCAAGTCCGAACCGTTCGTGAGGCTCGCGGGCAGGCCGTCATCCGGCAACCAAAGGAGGTTCGTGAAGCCGTTCGCGGTATTCGTCAGGTGGAGCAGCGCCTTCGTGAGGCCCGAAGCGTTCTCGATGTTGATCGCGGAAACGTCTTCTGCACTCACGTCGGTCACGTTCGACTGCACGGCGAGGAACATGGCTGCCGCGACGCCACCGGAGTCGAATGTCTCCCCATTCAACAGCAACTTGGCGAAGATTGGGAAGATCCCGACCGCCGGCGCACCCGCCGCAGTCAGAACGGTCGAACCCGGATCGACCTCGCAGATAGCTTGGATC